CGTGTCGAGATACCCCTCGGCCTTCCACTGGATGTAGGGCACGCGGTCGGTATCGGCCTTGCGCTGCAACTCCACATCGGGCAACCACGCGAACGGCACCAGCAGCCACGGTTCGCCCGCCTCTACCGGTTCCACCAAGAACACCATGCCCGTCAGATCGGTGGTGCTTGAAAGATCAAGCCCCGCCACTGCGCGGCGACCGCGCAAGTCCTGCCAGTCAAAGTCCCGCTGCGCGCCGCGCCACACTTCGCCGGAAATCCAGGGGCTTTCCGCGTCTGTCCACTGGCAGAAATTCAATCGTCGGACAATCGCCTCTTTGCTGGGCATCCCTTTCGCTTCCACAACCTGCTCGCGGATGTACTTCATCCCCGGCAAGTCGGCGTCCTGCAAAGATGGGTTCGCCTTCGGCCAGCATGATTCGTCGGCAAACGGGTCATCCGACTCATCAAGCCCGCAGACAAACGGGAAGAAGGCATCGTCCTCCACTTCGCCCGCCGCCACCTTCGCGCCGTATTCGTGATACGACCAGCACGGCCCCATGCGGTTGTGCCCCGCATTGGTAATCATGAAAATCAGCGCCTGGCGTCGGCTTTTCGTACCTGCCCGCATCATTTCGACGACGGTGTTGGTCTTGTGCTCGTGCAGCTCGTCAATCAGGCCGATGTGCGGGCGCGGGCCGGATTGCCCATCGTCGCTACTGATGGGCCGGAAGAACGCGCCCTGGGCCATATACGCAAGGTTCCAGCACCTTTCCCCGGTGCCGCTCTTTGTCAGGCGCTTTGCAAGCTCGGGCGATTGATCCACCATCGCAACGGCGTCACGGAACAGGATCATGGCTTGATCCTTTTTCGTGGCGGCGCTGTAGATTTCCGCGCGTGGCTCGCTGTCCGCCACCAAGCCCTTCATGCCTATGCCAGCAGCTAGAGGACTTTTCCCAGAACCCTTTGCGGTTTCAACGTAGGCGTTGCGAAAGCGCCGGTAGCCGTCCACGCCCTTCCATCCGAACAGGGAACCTACTACGAATTTCTGCCACGGCAGCAGCTCGAAGGGCTTCCCCTCGAAGTCGCCGCCGTTGAGCTTCAGCACATCGGCATAAAAGCCCTGCGCCTTTTCCGATTCCTCAACATTCCACACCAGCCCGCGCTTGCCGCCCTCGGCTATGTCCTTAAGGTGCCGCGCACACTGCGCGCGTACATGCGGGCCTGCCACGCGCTTGCCCGCCACTACCTCTTGCGCGTACTGCGTGGCCGCGTCAGAAATAGCGGGCGACGCGGTCTTCTTGCTTTTGGTCATCAGGTGTCGCAGTGACGCGGGAACGCGCCGAGGGTGTCATACCGAACTCGGCGGCGTAGCGCACCATGTCGGCCTTGGCCTTGTTTGCGATCCCGACGAGCGGGTTTTGTATGGCATTGCCGCTGACGGTTTTAATCATCAGCGCGGCGTTCAATTCATCTTTGGCGGCCATGCGGTTGATGGCCCGCTCGGCCTGCGCCCAGCGCCCGTAGGCGGCGCAATAGGCGGCAAGCGCGGCACGGTCTAGCTCGGTCATCAGGCCAGCGGCATAAAGCGCGCTGCACACGCGGCCCCATTCAACCTTTGCGTCATCGCACAGGAAGGCGGGCGGCGTTGGTTCAGACAGGGCGACAACGGCCTCGGCCTTGTTGACGGCGCGTTTGCCGGGGTTGCCCTTCACCAGCTTTAAGGCGGTGGGCGTAGGTTTTCGGCCAGTTGCCATGTTGTGTACTAGACGGCTTGCGCCTCTGTAATTAGAGTCGCCAGCATGGAAACCAAACTGCAAACCCTTAAAAATGCTGCCGCCTCAGGCGACTGGCAAAAAGCCTTTGCAATAGCGGCACGCTTCCCCCGTCTGGGCGCGCACCGTAATGCAATTCTTGACGCCCACAGCGCCTACACGAACCCGCGCTTCCTGGCGCAGATCGGGCGCGACGTTGACGCCTGCATTGAGGCGGGCAAATCAGCCCTCATCGCCGCCTACGGCCTCGATGCCGTCAAACATTGATTCGTCAACATCAACCGTGCCGCAGCGGTCGGCGGCCTTCTTACCGCTGCCCTTGACGAAAACCAGAATGTTCTGGTGCGTCTTGCCCAGCTTGCGGCCTGAGCTGAACTGCTTACCGGCGCGGATAGGCAGCGAGCCGACGCAGGTAATCAGGATCGCTTCGTTGTAATAGTTCAGGCCCGCATCGCGGAACGCCTGCACGGTGTCGCCCACGAAGTCGATGTAGTTGCCCTTCTTGTCCCGCACCTCGCCCACCACGAAGCAGGCGAAGCTATCGGGCTTGAGCCGGTCGCACGCCTTCTTTATGATCTCGAAATACACGGCCCTGAAGTCGCTGTATTTCATGGTACTCAGGTCTTTAGGGTCGTCGCTGTAAACCTCAAGGTCGGCATACGGCGGGCAGCTAAACACCATGTCGGCCTGCACATCCGCGCAGGTCGTATCTATGTTGCGGCTGTCGCCGCATATCCAGGCGGGCGGGTGCTCATCGTCGCCGCATAGCTCGCCGCCCTGGATGCGGTTTGCGTCAACCTGCTCCTGCCGTAGCTCGTGCCCGATGTACTGCCGCCCCAGCTTTGAAGCAACGATACCGCGCACAGAGCCGCCCGCGAACGGGTCAAGGATCAGCCCCCCGGCAGGCGAAAACCAGCGGTAGGCGATCTCGCACAGCACTGGGTCGAAGATGCTGGTGCCTGTTACTTCTTCGCGCCCGTACTTTTCGCCAATTCCAGTTTCAAGACATACGGCAAACTTCTTATCTTTAGCCATTTATTGGCCTCCCTGCGCCGTTGCCGCGCTGCCTGTTGCTGTAGTCGCACTCGGGCCTGGCGCTGCCTCCTGGCGCTGCCGTCGGGCGCTGCATTGAGTGCGGAACCCCGTAGTTGAGCGTCCCATCCTTGTTTTTGGTGATGGTTGCGCTGTGCTGCGGCGTCCCCTTCATATCCCCCCCCCCACGGCCCAGCTCGGATTTGATACCGATGGCCAGCCATGCCTTCTTGCGGTTTTGCCACCAGCCCTCGCGGGCGTTCAGCACGGTAAAGGGCGGGATCATAAAGCGGTCGGACAGGCTGCCTTTCGGCGCATCTCCTACTGTCTCCTCGTCTGGCTCGTCATCTTCATCTTCAACGCCGAGCGCCAATATTTCTTCGTCTGAGAAGCCGATCAAGTCCAGATCAAAACCTAGCTCGCCCAACGCTTCAAGTTCAATCCTGAGCATGTCATCAGCCCAGCCCGCGTTCAGTGCCAGCTTGTTGTCGGCAATGATGTACGCCCGGCGCTGCGTATCTGACAGCCCCGCCAGCTCAATGCATGGCACTTCTTCCATGCCCAGCTTGCGCGCCGCCAGGACGCGGCCATGCCCCGCAATGATCCCGTTTTCGCCGTCCACCAGCACGGGGTTTGTCCAGCCGAACTCGCGCACGCTGGCTGCGATCTGCGCCACCTGCGCGTCGCTGTGCGTGCGGCTGTTTCGGGCATAGGGAATCAAATCGTCCACCTTGCGGCTGACGATGACGGGGGGCGTTTTCATGTGTTCATTGGGGTTTAACCCCCTATTGCAATTTCGCGGGCGTGTAAATCGAGGGAACCGGGCGGTTTCCAGCGCCAAGGCCCCAGAGATTGAATCCCCCCCTGCCCTTCACCACACCACGCGGCCCTGCGCGTCGAACGTCGCCCGCTCCTTGTAGCCCATGTCCTGAGCCGTCTTGACTAGGTGGCATTCGTCACAGAGCCCCTGACGGTTGTCTGCCGTGTCCGTGCCGCCGTTGACCAGCGCCTTGATGTGGTCAACCTGCGTCGCCAGCGTGACGCGGCCATTTGCTTGACACGCCACGCACAGCGGGTTGTCTCGCAGCACCTGTGCGCGGATGCGTTGGAGCCGGCGGCCCCTGATGCGGTCTGTCATGTCTCTTGTCCACCACGCCACCCAGCGGCCCGGAGGTGAGGCGCTACTGCTGGGGGCGGGTGGTGCCTGTGATTTGCCCATCACTGGACGGGCCGGCGGGGCCTTCCGGGTGGTTCACAGCCTATGCACTGTGCCGGTCAGTTGTTTACCGGGTTTGAGGCAAAACAAAAACCCCGGCAGTTTCCCGCAGGGGCTTGAGATTCTTCAGGGCGAGTTCGGCTATCGCTTTAGGCTGCCACCGCTACGTGCTGCGTGGCTAGCGAACCTGCCGAGATTCCCCGCGCGACTGACGCTTCTTTGCTGCCAGTGCAATCGGTGCGGGCATTATAGCCGCGTGTTGCGCAAGCGCAAGCGCATCATGCTGCGCGCCACCTGAATATCCCGATCCATCATGTTCAGCGCCGCCTTGCCCGTCTCGCCTGCCGGTGGGTTGCGTTTGCCGCTCCCACCGCACTTGCGGCACTGCCGGCCAAGCACTGGCGAGCCGTGAATCACCTCGTGCCCACGCCCCA